TGCCAGAGTTTAGAGGGGCAATGAATTATTGGACGAAACAGCTTGGAACTTCTCCTGATGCTGTAAAAGCAGCAAAATTAATGGCTGCCCTTGCGGCTGGTGATGTCACCGTGTTTTTCAGCCGCCATGGCACATGGACTCGAGATGCCTCGAATGTTATTGTATTTTTCAATGCCGGGATGCAATGTATCGACAAGCTACTTCGTTCTCTTGGTGCTATTGAAGCAATGCCTTGGGAGAAACATCAATCCAGAAGAGCACGTGCCATTAGAACGCTGATGAAAGCCGGGATGCACTTAACGTCACACTCTCTTTTGTCGTACTTCCTTAATAGAGATAAGGATTGGTGGAAGGAACTTCCTCCACATGAAAAGTGGGGTTACATTAATTATCATAAGTACTTGAAAATCCCTTTACCTTTTGAGCCCGGGCTCATATTTGGTTCTCTTCTAATCGCTATTCTTGAAGAACAAAGGAATCCCGGTGCTTTGCAAGAATGGGCGGGTGTTGCCGCTGATGCATTGCCTATGGACGTATCTTCACTGCATGGTCTGTTCCGAAACGTTACTGCGATTGCACCTTTCATAGATATAGTTGCGAACAAGAACTGGAGAGGGGCGCCGCTTATTTCAGAAAACACAAAACGCAACTTCCTTCCTTACGATTGGGCAACCGAAAGAACATCCGAGTTCGCAAGGTTCTTAGGAAGAATAATTTGGGAAGGCGTTAAAGATACAGCATTCGAAGAATGGGCTGCACCAGTACATATTGACCATATTCTTAATGAGTTTGGCGGGGGTGTTTATCGAATGACATTAGGGTTTGGAGAAAAGATGAAGGACCCTTCTGTTTGGACGAAATCTGGTGACAAGTCACAGATACCTTTAATTGGCGTATTGTTCCGTAATCCTGCTAATAGTAGTGTTGTTCGAAAACTAACCGAACGGACAAGATCGCTAGAACAAATGTACGGTTCTGGAGAACTTGGATTAACCGAATACGGGGAGATGCGAAAGAACCAAGCGCTTGAAAGAGAGTTAAATCCAATGTGGAGAGCACGAAGAGATATATGGTATAGAAAGGATTTGTCTGCTGGAGAAAAGCGCAAGCAAATGATAGAACAATCAGAAAGTATTTTTGAAAAAGTTCGAGAATACAATAAAAAAGGACACGATTATAGAGAGGCAGGATTTACTTCTGCATTAAACATTCTGACTGCACCAAACGGGCGCCCAGAGCAATATTTTCGTGTTGCAGAAATCTTCACAAAAGAAGGCATTGATGTCTATGAGCTCAATCAGGCATTACTTAAGATGGTAAAGCGAAAAGGTAAAAGCTCCAAATCTCCAGAGTATCTAGAGAAATCTAAGCGTATTATAAAACGTATGAAAGAGTATGAAGATAGTCTGCTTAATGATTAAGAATAAAATAAAAAAATAATTTATTATTTTATTGTTGACTTTGTTTTATCCTTTGTGATATATTGTGTGTCGCAAAGGAGGGAAAGGATGAACAAGGAACAAAAACAACCAAAAGTAAAGACTCCAATAACCGTGTTGGTGTCTCCTCATATCAAGAGATTACTGCAACTTGCAGCAGTAATGAACAACCGACCTGTAACTCAAGAAGCCGAATGCCGGCTTGTTGAAAGCTTAAACAACGAAAGGAATAACGAAAATGGCATTTGACCTAAAATCACTAACAGCAGAAGCTGTAGTAAAGGCACCGCGCATACTCTTGTTAGGTGTTGAGAAAATAGGGAAAACAACCTTTGCCTGTGGCAGTAAGGTTGAAGATGGGCAAGTTGTCGATTATGGGCTTAATAGCCCTGTAATCCTCCCCGTAAGAGGGGAAGAAGGGGCGAACGATATACCCGTAACCAAGACACCAGTAGCGAACTCTATAGAGGATGTTATGGGGTGGATCGAAGGTCTATATTCTCAAGAACACGACCATCAAACTATTGTCATAGATAGTGCTAGTGCGCTCGAACCACTAATATTTGATTCAGTATGTAGAGCACACAATGTTAAGTCTATTGAAAAAGTTGGAGGTGGTTATGGAAAGGGTTATACCGAGGCGCTGGCCTTATGGAGAGAGCTCACAGAAGGGCTTGATGCACTACGAACGCGCCGCAATATGGCATCGATTATTATAGGTCACGTTAAAATTAAACGTTTTGACGATCCTGCTGGCGATTCTTACGATCAGTATCAGTTTGATATCCATGAGAAGGCTGCAAACTTGCTTTTTCGATGGGCTGACTTGATTTTATTTGCCAACACAAAAGTAGTGGTGAAGAAAGAAGAACAGGGATTTGGAAAAACAAAGGCTCGAGGGATAGATGCTGGACAACGGTTTCTATTCACTCAGAAGAAGCCTGCTCATCCCGGTGGAGGAAGAGGAATTTACGGGCAACTCCCATACGAGTTGCCACTTGATTGGCAGAGCTTTGCTGAAGCTACTTCAGAAATAATAAACAATACAACAACAGGAGAAAATAATGAGTGATGTATGGAAGGAAATATTCGGCGGAGGATTCCAGCCGGACAAAGTCGAAACAGAGGAATTTCAGCCAATCCCCCCTGGCTGGTATCCTGCCTTGATTGAGGATGCAGAAGTATCAGCCAACAAGGCGAATACAGGGCACTACCTAAAGGTTACATTTAGGATTATAGGTGCTGCTCACGCAGGAAGGAAGATGTTTGAATATTTGAACATCAAACATGCCAATGAAACGGCTGAAAGAATCGGTCAGCAAGGACTTGCGGCTTTATCAAAAGCATGTAACTTAAATCTGGTAACCGACTCATCAGAATTTATTGATAAAGTTGTCGAAATTCAAATTAAACTTTCACCAGACAAAGAAGACGACACCAAGATGGTGAACAATATTGTTACTTACAGAAAGCCTACAGGTGTGACTCCACAAACGGAGCTACCTGCACAAAAGCCTCGGGAGTTACGTAAGGTTCATGGAGCACATGATTCAACAAAGAAAACAAGAGAGAAAACAGAAGGAGACAAAAAGTTTCCTTGGGAGGAATAATATGAGCAAATTAAACTTAAGCCAATTGGCAGCAAAACTCTACTGGGCACGTAGAGAGGAAAATGAAAAGAAAAAAGAACGTATAAAAATTGAAGAAGAAATCTTAAAACTGGTAGATATTCCAGTAAACACCTCAAAGACAATTAACGCAGGAGACCTGAAACTCACAATAAAGAGAGCATTAAGTTATTCTGTTGACGAAGAAGCCTTATTTGGAGCAGGTCTTCCAGACGAATGGATTGAACAAGTGTTTTCAAAAGTTCCTGAAACACTGAAGTTTGAGCCTAGGAGGTATGAAAAATTGCAAGAACTCGAACCAGAAGCTTATAAGGAGGTGTCTAAATATGTAACAACAAAAGAAAGTAAGCCCAGCGTGGCTATAAAGTTATAAAGAGACAAAGAGGGCGAAAGAACTTCGCTTCCGCCCTCTTATTTTGGCGGAGTATACAGGGGGTAAAAATGGGCGATTTATCAATAGCAAAAGCGAATCCAATAAAAGAAAAGATTTGGAATTATTGGAAAGAACAAGGCGAATCTGAAACGCCAAGAAGATATCTGGGAATATCTTCGATAGGACATGAATGCGACCGGTTTTTATGGCTAAACTTTAGAGGGGTTGTTATACCTAAGTTTGAGCCTCGCATGTATCGGTTATTTAATAGAGGACACCGAGAAGAAGACGTGTTCATTAAAGAATTATGCGGTATTGGTTGCAACGTTTGGGAAGTTAATCCCAGCACAAAAGAGCAGTGGTCAGTCTCTCTCCTTGGCGGGCATTTCAGAGGGCACCTAGATGGAGTCGCGACAGGAGTTCCGGGAGCACCAAAAACAGCACACGTTTTAGAGTTTAAAACACACAATGATTCCAGTTTTAAGCAATTGGTAAAGAATGGAGTTAAAGACTCTCATGTGAGACATTGGATCCAAATGAACACATATATGGGAGCAATGAAGTTAACGAGGGCACTGTATATCGGAGTTAATAAAAACACAGATGATATACATCCTGAGAGAGTAAGATTTGAAAAGGAGGTATATGAAGCAACCTGCAAGCGTGCGGAACGCATCATTACGAGTCATGATGCTGTTCGCTGCTCAGAAAGATCAGACGACTGGAGGTGCAAAAATTGTTCCGCAAGAGAAGTTTGTTGGGGAGAGGTTAATACAGCTGCTTTGATAGATGCGAAAGCAATTATTGATTGTCGATCTTGTTGTCATGCATCTCCCAAAATACGCGACAGCAGTGGAGGACAATGGAGTTGTTCAAAGAACCAAGCAGTAATTATTGGGCAACAAAATAAATGTAAATATCATCGTCTACTCCCGTCATTGGTACGTGCAAAGGCAGTCAATTCTGATGGAGATAACGTAGTATACGAGACTGATAACGGCACCTTTATAAACGGAGACCTGCCAGGGGGGTATACATCGATAGAGTTAGCAGAGACTCCATTAAGTATTGTGGAAGATAACAACGTAAAAGTTGCAAAAAAATTGTTTAACGCAGAAATAACAGAGGTTGTTTTACCACAGATATACAACGCCGGAGACAACGAGGTGCTATGGAAGGGGAACAAAAAAGACCTAACGACGTTTTTAAGCACACTACCACCACTGGAACTTACAAACCAATACAAAGAAGAAGAAGCGGGATTCTACGAGTACAATCATACGTACTTAGTAGGAATAAAAGGCGAATTAGCTTATGTAATGAAAGGAAAAGAATGAAATATCAAATGACAAACAAAAAGGCAAAAAACAGGTATGTTTCAATGGCATTCCAGGTAATGGCAAATGCATTAATATTTTCTTCTGGATATTTTTTTGCACAGGGAATATCTGTTACAGGCATAACCATGCTGCTGACCGCCATAGGAATTAAGCTTTATCCGCGAGTGGTTACGTAATACCCTATTCCTTCCTGATAGCCTCTTTATAAGACGCCTAATCGGTTTTATATGAGCAAGTTCTTAGAAGTCACGTCCGCAGCAAAAAGAACAGGCGGGTAATTATGCCTGCTATAATTTCTCTATATTTTTATATTGCTTTTCACCATATTCGTAGTGTTGTGTATATATGAAAAGAACCTAATCTGAATGGGCTGGGAGGGAAGATAATGAGAACATGGTTAAACACCTTGTCTCTTTTTCACAGGCTCCATATGCCTTTCTCAATCCTCATCGTATAATCCGTGAAGATGCTAATCATAGCACTGAAGAAGAACGATTCTACTGTATTGGGCTTGTCGATGACGGTATAATGACCGTATGTTTTACTTATAGAAACAATACCATACGCATTTACGATACGGGATATTTCGGATAATAATGGCTATCTAGAAGCATTAGGTAAGCCTAGAATTGCAGAAGTTAAGAAAAATGCCG